TTAACAATGATGCAGCTAAAGATGTGAGACAGGCTGAAGGTGGTGCTGTCATTGCTCAGAGTGCAACCAAGTACGTAGACAACATCATTGAACTTTTGATTGGTGAGACAGAGACTATCACAGGTGATACACTACGTGTAGCTACTCGTGAGGGTGATCTGAGAGATCCTAACCCTTTCTTGTCTATGCTGGGTATTAAGATCCAAGAAGGTCGTACCCCTGGTGAAGAGCTTTACGACATGCTGGACATGCCACGCTATACAGCTAACAAGCGTACACAGATTGCTGCATATGATCGTGCCTACAACGAGTATATTGCACCAACGGTTAATCGTTATGCACAAGAGATGTTATCTAATCCTGACTTCCAAGCTCTACCAGAGGATAAGCAGAGAGTAGTAATGACTGCTAGACTAAAGGAAGCTGCTACACAGATGAAGACATACCTTGAGAATGCTCCTACGGAATCTCACATTCAAACTATCAGGCTTAGAGCTTTGGCTGTACCTAAAGCACCAAAACAAGCTGCACTGAAGTTTCTGCGAGAAGAGGAAGGCTTTGACGGTACAATCAAAGATATGTCATACTTAGAACTAGCAGCCTACATGCAATACGTAGAATACTACAAAGCCCAGACAGACTGGTAAAACAAAAGAAGAGGGGAGCCGCTAAGCTCCCCTTTTTTTTTATTACTTAACACCGTGTGTGTCTGCTGCTTTCTTTGCCCACATGATCGACTCTGTTAGTCGCTCTAGTGCATTGATCCGCTCTTCTGACACATATAGATTATCTGTGTAGTACTTCTCTAGATTAGCAGCGGCTTCCAGCAAGGCTTCAGAAAAGATATCACCATAAGACTTCCTGAACACTGCTGCTTCTTCTTCTATACTCATAGACCTTCTTTCATAAACACCTTAACCCACTCAGCACAGATACCACTACGCACAATGTCATCCACACCAAACTCAATGACAGGAACATCCAACAAGTGCTTCTTAGAGAGATGAATGACCTTGGCGAGACCAGACGTACCTTTAAGATCGGACTGTTGAATGTCCCCGTTCATAACGATTGTACTACCTTCGCCTACACGAGTCAACAGCATTTTAATCTCTGCTACTTCGATGTTCTGAGCTTCGTCTACAATGATGAAAGCGTTATCAAAGCTACGACCCCTCATGAGTGCTAGTGTAGCTACTTCGATGTTGCCAGCCTTTAGTGCTGTATCTACTGCACCACGACCTAGATGCTTTACCAGAACGTCCAACACAGGTAAGGCCCAAGGCTGTGCTTTCTCTTCAAGAGTACCGGGCAAGAACCCAATGTCTTTACCTACAGCTACGTGAGGCCGTGTGATAACGATCTTGTCGATCTCTTTGAGAGTATACAGATCAGCAGCACACGTAGCTGTGACGTAGGTCTTACCCGTACCAGCAGGGCCAAGGATAAGCACTTGCTGGCTTGTGCTGATAGCTTTGATAAGCTTTCCTTGGTTTACCGTCTTAGGTACAATACCAGATACAGGCTTTGACTCTGCTCCTTTGTATGTAGTCTTACGGCGGGAGCGTGTCTGCTTCTTTGGTGGCTCTTTATCGTTCATAGTGTTTCCTTAAATATGTAAGAGCTTTTTTTGTACTCTCTATATCATCCCCTAGTAGACCTATACCTAAGTTACAAGATTCACATAACCAACCTCTAAACTTTAATGTACTATGGTCGTGGTCTACTACTAAAGATTTGCGGTGTGGTATACCACAACAATCACAGTTGTCTGGTTTTACATGAGCATACTTTTCCCTTAGTTCTTTTCTCAACTTGCCATCTTTCTTAAAGCAAGTTTTACAGCGCCTGTCTATACCTGTCAAATTCCCTGAGTGTTTATGGAATAAGGATAAATCTTTCTCTTTAGAGCAAATCTTACATACTTGTGTAAGCCCTACTAATTCTTTGTAGGAGTTATCTATGGTAAATAGATTTAGTTGCATCTATAACCGCCTTTACTATGGTGTCAGTCAGGGGAATTGAACCCCCTCAACAACTGCGCCACTGACGCCTAGGGTAGCTGTTGTTGTCGGCAAACCTGCACTGACATATTGGTCCTCCCTACAGGACTCGAACCTGTAACCTAGTCATTAGAAGTGACTTGCTCTGTCCAGTTGAGCTAAGGAAGGGTTTGTGTGAAGACTATAGGCTCTTGATATACTTGTCAAGTTCCTCATACCCACCAATGTACTCACCCTGTGAGTTCCAGATTTGTGGTACAGTTGTAAGCTCTGCCTTGCCTAGCAAGTCTTTAAGCCACTTAGAACTACGGATGTTGTAGGTTACTGAATGTATCTTGTGTTCTACCATCAGTTTCTTAGCTTTATCGCAGTATGAGCAGTTGTCTTGTGTAATGATGATGAATGTCACTGTGTCACCTCCTTCAGGTGTGTAAGCAGTTTAGGCACATGCTCAGGTGGTTAGGGTTAACGGATGGGGCAAGCACCTGTGGCACAAGCTTCGTCAGACAGATCATCTGTAGAGGCTAAGTTAGTCAAGTCTACTGGCATCAACGTGTTAGCATACGCACGATACACTTCCTCAGATACAACTTCCTGTGGCAAGTAAGCATAACCCAAGTCTTCTGCTGTCTTGGTTGGGTCATTACGATAGATGAATGATACACCTACATATGTTTCCCAGTTGTCCAAGATCCAGTCAATGATAGCTGGAACCTCTTCAACATCGTAGCTGATAGTGACAGAACAGTTGTGGTCTACGTAGTGATCCATCATCAACTTGTAACGATCAAGCTGACCAATGGCTGACTCAAGGTTAACATGCTTACCGTCTACTACATCGAACTTAACATCCTCGTAGGCTACAGGGAATGTAACCAAGACACTGTCAATCTCGAAGGGCTTGTCGATCACCTTGTAGCCAGCAGCTACCAGTGTAGGGATGATCTCGTCATGCTTAGAGAACGTCACGTTGTTGAAGAGATACTTACCCAGTGGCTTGTGTACACCCTCAGTAGTGTCCATGATCTTAGACAGTGTACCAGAAGGCTTGACTGTAGTGACCAGCTTAGCACGAGGCAAGCCCAGCGCATCCGCCATAGAGTTAGCACCCTTCTTAGCTGAAGAACGTAGTGCCTGTAGCATAGCTTCGATGTTGCTTACACCTGTGTGGTGATCCAAGAACTTAACAATACCTGTAGCACCTACACCACAGAGACGGAGGAACTCGTTAAGCTCATGCCATGAACGCTGCAACACACCATCATCTAGGTTCACACAGGTTTGACGGTAGTTAGCACGAGCTACGATCTCAATAGCTTCTTGTAGTCCACCAAAGTCAGTGAGGAACTTACCCCAGTCAACCTCGACTAGGTTACAGAAGGACTTGTTACCCAAGAGGATCTCAGCACATGGGTTAACTCCCTTGAAGTGAGGTGCTCTCTTCTTAGCTGACTCAGCATTGATGAACCCAGGCTCAGAACCACCAGCCTCAACCATCTTATCGAAGATGTAAGACAGTTCCCACTTGGTTGGTTTCTTGTGGAAGACAATAGAGTTATTGGATTGTTGCCGATGTTCGTTGCCGAACTTCCAGAAGTCTTTCTTAGCTGAGATGAAGGCGTCTACTTCAGGGTCAGACACTGGCATCAAAGCAATCTCAGCGGAACGACGAGAGGATAGTGTAGTACCCAAGTGGTTAAGCACATCAAGGATGTCGATACGTGTAAGCAACTGACCTGCACGATCATTCATCAAGTCACAGATGCGTTGGAATGCTACAGTAACAGTGGCATCACCTGAGCTAATCCAACCGTAACCCTTGAGGCGTTCACCTGCTGCACGTACCTCAGTGAAGTCCAAGACCAGTACGTCTACAGCATCCTTCATAGCAAAGAGTTTACCTGCTGACTTAGCCCAAGCTTCAGCACTATCACCAATCTTTAGGTGGTATGTCTTCTTGCCTTCCTCGTCTACAGATGTCCATGACTGGTTGCTAGGGCAGCCCTTAGCTTCACCCAAGACCTTAGCAGAACGAATGATCTTAACGTCTACCTTCTTAGCAAAGCCATTGAGTGTGCCGACAACAGGCTCAAAGCCTACACCACACCCTTGAAGCAGCAACCACATAGCATCTACGATATCATGGACAGTCTCTACACGGCCAAAGGAACAGTTGAACTGGGATGCTTCTCGTGTCTTAGACACCTGTGTACCGCCCAGCCACAGTGTACGGCCTGATACAGTAGCTTTACGCTCCATCATGAGGGTTCGTAGCGTATCAAGCTCAACGATCTCTGACATGTCCAAGGTGTTACCCTTAGCACGTTCCCAGAGCCACTGCTGGTGATCGACTACACGATCTACTGTCTCACCCCACGTCTCGAAGGTGCCATCCTCTTTAGGGCGGTTATATGTACGCCGTGTCACCACATTTGCACGAGTAGAAAACTCTTGGTAGTTCTTAGTCATCGCTTGTCTCCGCTTCCTTTAAGTGTGCCACGTTCTTTGCGGCCATTCAGTTTTTCCATATTAAGCTCTGCTACTCTCTTCAAGCTACCACCAAAGATGTGAGAGGTAACTGTCAGGTAGTACAATACATCGCCTAACTCATTTAGGATGTCTTCATTAGTAAATCTAGTCTTATCCCTATAAACTTTCTTTACTTTCTCAGCTACCTCACCAGCCTCTCCTACAAGACCTAAGACGTTTTCGAATAACCTATCAGTGCCTTCTGTCATAACAAGTGTCTCTGCCCAGTCACTGTAGAACTGCATCTGGTCTTTTGAGGCTTCTTGGTTCTCAAACATATCAAAGTAACCCATTGCCTTCAAATCTTCTCCGCTAATCATAGTCTCTCCTTCACTATCAGATTATCAATCTCTACATCATCTACGTCATACATAACATCTGTAATCAGATCGTGTATATCAGACTCGTGTGCATCTTCATACGAAGACAGGATATTGTTAGACTTATCCACCTTCAAAACAAACATGACATTAAACTTTTTCTGGCTCATCCTTCTTTCTCCTGTAATGCTTCTTTCTCCTGTAATGCTTCGTTCATCTTACGCAGGTAGTATGCCGCCTTATGCATATCCTCTAAAGGCTTCTGCTTGTATTTGTAACGATGTTGATACTTAATCAAGTTACCGTGACAGTAAGCAATGAAACCATCTAGTCCCAGCACTTGCTTGATATACTCAATACACTCTATTCCACCAGAGTTATAGTGCGCTGGGCGTTCTACTGGATCATATTCACTCATGCTGAACCTACTGTTTTTGTTTTAGCATTCAAAGTCAGGACATTACCTTCCTTTTTGTACACAGGCTTTGTATCTTCTTCCATATCAGCCATAACCTCTTCATATTGATCTGGGAATAGATGCTTAGCAATCTCAGTCATAGCTGGGTATAGCTCTTCAATGAAGTCTGGGTACTCGTCGTTATACATAAATGCAGCCGACATAAGCATAGCTGCCTGAAGCATCTCTGCGCCAGCCATACCATTTGGCACTTCTTGAGAGATGACTATGCCTGTACTGATGATATTGTTCCACTCGCCATCCTCACCGTACTCTGGCTTGATGATGATAGCTACTTCATCGTCGTTAAGAGTGTAGCCCATTAGGTCTTCCTTTTTGTCTTTAGCGAAATCTTACTTGTATTACATCGTGATCCCGGCTCTGTCAACCAACTCTCAGGGATTACCCTATGTGACCACTTATACCCATGCTTCTCACACCATTCAAAGTATCTAGACTTAGCACCCTTATTCAGAGGTGCTTTAGCATTCCAGAACACGAAGCGTATATCTAGCTCTGGGTGCTGCTCCTTGACTGCTAAATGCTTACGGCGGTCATCAGCGTCGAAGTAGCCTTTGGTTTCAATTAAGATACCATTATCTAACTCGAAGTCTGGTGTATAAGTTCTATATCTAAGATCCTCCCATTCAATCTTTAGAAGCTCATATTTAACTTCTAACTGTCTCTCTGACAAAAACGCAACGGCCTCATCTTCAAGGCCGCTGCGATAGCTACTAGATATGTGTCTTGCTCTTCTAGCCATTAGGTATCTGTAGGTTCTGAGGAGGGTTCTAGCATATTAAGCAATGCTTGTACGAGTACTGCACGTCTCTCATCCAGCACCTTACTCAAGTAAGACAGACGATCCAACTCTGACGAAGCCATTTGTGCTTCACGAAAGACGTTACGCTGCTCCTCTGTGAAATCATCTGTTTCATACTCTTTGTCGTTAATAGTGATCTTAGACATCTTCTTCTGTTCCTTCTACTAAATAGATGTAGTCTACCATTGGTGGGTTTTTAGCCTTAGAGTTTGGTGATGGGATGGTCTGTAGTGTAGGCCAGCATTTGTGTTTGAAGGCACAGAAACCACACTCGACACCCAGCTTTGTATTGCCTGTCTCTTTGCGATAGAACGTCTCTTTGATAGGCTCAAAGCAACGCTCAAATGGCTCGTCGTTGTCGATGTAATCTGTAAGCTCTTCAATCTGTTTCAGAACAGCCTCTTTGTCTACACCGTCAGCGGCAACGTACTTAAACTCGCCATTAGCTTTGTTGACTACCCACCAGCCGCCAACCTCTTTACCTGCGCCCTCTGCATACCCTACAAGCTGTGGGATGTAGCCGAAGCTGTCACCTGTAGCTAAGGCATCAAAGGATGCAAACTTGTTTTGATAAGACCACGGAGACGCAGACTTAACGTCATCCACCTTACCATCCAAGATCATGTCATACTCACCACGGATTTCTTTACCGTTAGCTAACTTGAGTGTGACGTAATCGTTGTCTGTAAACTCCACATTTGCTGCTCTCATAATACCCTTGAACACTGCTTCAACAATGTCACCGAGGATCATATTCATCAGGAAGTGTGGAGGGAAAGGTGTCTTACCCTCTGGTTCATTCTTGTCATACCATAGCTGGCACTTAGGGCGACCAATGTTAGACATGCGTAAGCGGAATGCGTCACGAGGACCACTATCAAACTGCTTAAACAACGCTGCCTTAACGTCGGAGGCGACCTTATCAGCCACCTCCTCTGTCATTGTAGTCTCACCCGCCATAGCTCTTTGCAAGAATGTAAAGATTGCTAACTCAGCAGGGTGATTCATTAGTCTGCGTCCACATCAATAATAGAACCAACAAGAGCGGCATCTTCAGCGCTCATGCTACGGTCAGAGCGTTCATGGTGCATATCCATGATCTTACCGTTGCTGTACTCAATGAA